GGCCGACTTAAACCCCAACGTGCGCAACCGCAACAAAGGCGAGCGCCAGCCGGTTGTTAAAAATGAGTTCAGCGAGGAACAGGTAGACAAGCTGACCGGTGTGTTTATGGATAACTGCTTTGAATATCAGCTCAACTGGCACCGCGCCGGGCTGACTCACCGCATCCGCAATATCCTGAAGTCCCGCCAGATTGGCGCTACGTTCTACTTTGCCCGCGAGGCGCTGATCGACGCGCTGACCACCGGGCGCAACCAGATATTTCTTTCAGCCAGCAAGGCGCAGGCCCACGTCTTTAAAAACTACATCCTCGACTTCGCCCGCCAGGCGGACGTTGACCTGAAAGGCGATCCCATCGTGCTGCCGAACGGCGCGCGCCTGATATTTCTCGGTACGAACGTGCGTACCGCGCAGAGCTACACCGGCAACCTGTATCTGGATGAATATTTCTGGATCCCGAAATTCCAGGAGCTGCGCAAAGTCGCCAGCGGCATGTCGCTGCACAAGAAGTGGCGCACCACCTACTTTTCCACGCCGTCGGCCCTGTCGCACAGCGCCTATCCGTTCTGGTCTGGCGAGCTGTTTAACAAGGGGCGGCGCAACAGAGATGATCGCATCGAGATAGACCTGTCGCATTCACACCTGGCAAAAGGCGCGCTGTGCGGTGACGGGCAGTGGCGGCAGATCGTGACGGTTGAGGATGCGCTGACCGGCGGCTGCAACCTGTTCGACATTGAGCAACTGCAGCTTGAATACAGCCCGGCGGAATATCAGAACCTGCTGATGTGTGATTTTGTCGATGATGAGGCGAGCGTGTTCCCGTTTGCCGAGCTGCAGAGCTGCATGATCGACAGCCTGGAAGAGTGGGAAGATTTTAACCCGTACCTGCCGCGCCCGTTTGCATACCGGCCGGTCTGGATTGGGTATGACCCGTCGCATACCGGCGACAGCGCAGGCTGTGCGGTAATCGCGCCGCCGCTCGTTGCGGGCGGTAAGTTCCGCGTGCTGGAGCGTCACCAGTGGCGGGGCATGGACTTTGCCGCGCAGGCGAAATCTATCGAGGACTTAACGAAAAAATACACCGTGGAATATATCGGCGTTGATGCCACCGGCATCGGCCAGGGTGTTTACCAGCTGGTACGCCAGTTTTACCCGGCCGCGCGTGAAATCAAATACTCGCCGGAAGTGAAAACAACAATGGTACTGAAGGCAAAAGACACCATCAGCAGCGGGCGGCTTGAGTATGACGCCGGGGCGACGGATATCACGCAGTCGTTTATGGCTATCCGCAAAACCATGACGGCCAGCGGCAACCGCTCAACCTATGAGGCGAGCCGCAGCGAAGAGGCCAGCCATGCTGACGTCGCCTGGGCCATCATGCACGCACTTTTAAACGAACCGCTTACCGCAGCCAGCGGCGGCGCTAATCCCTCAATTCTGGAATTTTACTGATGAGCAAACGCAGAGGCCGCAAGGCTTACACCGCCACAACGCAGCCGGTACAGGCAACCGCACCACAGCAGCACGCCGAGGCGTTTACCTTTGGCGATCCGACGCCAGTCATGGATAAGCGCGACATTCTGGATTACGCCGAATGCATCGGTAACGGGCGATGGTTTGAGCCGCCGGTCAGCTTTAGCGGGCTGGCTAAGAGCCTGCGCTCGGCCGTGCATCACAGCTCGCCGATTTACGTTAAGCGTAACATTCTGGCCTCAACGTTTATTCCGCACCCGATGATGAGCCAGCAGGAGTTCAGCAAGTTTGCGCTTGATTATCTGGTCTTCGGCAATGCCTTTGCCGAGCTGCGCCGCAATGGGCTGGGTAAGCCGCTGCGCCTTGAAACCACTCCGGCCAAATTCACCCGCAGGGGCGTGAAGGATGGCGTTTACTGGTTTGTGAATGACTGGAAAGAGCCGCACGAATTTTCGGCTGGCAGCGTTTTTCACCTGCTGGAGCCGGATATCAATCAGGAGCTTTACGGCCTGCCGGAATACCTCAGCGCGCTTAACTCCGCCTGGCTGAATGAGGCGGCGACGCTGTTCCGCCGCAAGTATTATCAGAACGGCGCGCACGCCGGTTACATCCTTTATATGACCGATGCGGCGCAGAGCAGCAGCGACGTTGACCGGATGCGCCAGGCGATGCGCGATACGAAAGGGCTGGGTAACTTCCGCAACCTGTTTATGTACGCACCAAACGGTAAGCCGGATGGCATCAAAATCCTGCCGCTCAGTGAAGTGGCGACGAAAGACGATTTCTTTAACATCAAGAAGGCCAGCCGCGATGATTTATTAAGCGCACACCGCGTGCCGCCACAGATGATGGGGATTATCCCGGACAACTCCGGCGGGTTTGGTGACGCGGTGAAAGCGTCACAGGTATTTGTGCGTAATGAGCTGACGCCGCTGCAGGAGAGAATAAAAGAAATAAATAACTGGGTAGGTGATGAGGTAATTTCGTTTACCCCCTACTTATTAGAGTAATAAAATGGAATGCAGCTTAACATGCTGCATTCCAAACTAACTCTGCTTAGCATTAATAACCATCATCCCTTGCTCTGAATATCTTTTATTCATACTAGACATTTCAGCTTGAAGGTATTTTATAAATTCACTATCCTTCTCAAACGTCACAGCTTCTTTTTCATGAATTATTGTATCAATAGATAAGTTATATTCATTATTTTTAATCTTATTCGCTTTGCCTTGAAATGTTACAATAGAGACCATTAAAGCTCCTGCCAACTTCAGATGAAATCCATATGTCGTACTATGAGTTAACTTCAGATTTTCATCGTCGTAATCACCCTCGCTGCGAAAATTAAAAACAATATCCTCCTCAAAATAATTATATAAATTATAGAATCTTAATATATTCTCCCTCTTAGAATACAATTCATTTATAGTTAATCTTAAGATTGACTCTACTTTAAACTTTGATGCAATCCACATGGCCCTTTCAATGTTTAACAACTCTTCCTTCCACTCGCTGCCGCCCAAATGTTCCTCATCAATAGTAGGCGTTATTATTAGTGAAGTTTTAATCTCTGGGTTGTCCTTTAAAATAAAATCAACAAATAATTTCTTTTTATCATAGCACATCCAATTTAAAAGTTTAGCTTGATCCTCTAAGTCTTTTAAAGAATGTTTTTCATCATCCATTGTTAAATGATATGTTGAGGCTCTCTCTCCTAAACCAAGCACAAGATCAAAGAAAGCAGTCTTAACTCTTATCCTAATTAATTCTTGCGGTATATCTTGAATCGGAGGGTAAAAAGCTTTTGCATTAAATTCAATTGGAGAACTAAAGCGATCCTCTTTAAATCTAACAATTATATCGAAAGAGTTCGCTACAGGCATAATTTTTAAAGTGCCTATCTGTGCTTCATGTAATGGAGAAGCTAAATCTATACCAAACCTGCTTTCAGAGATAATAATATCTTTTACTTCTATCTCCCTCTCAAGCCCTATTGAGGCTTCAATCATTTTCAGTAGTGAATCGTCATTTTCAGTTCGAAACTTTACGAAACCAACTCCTGTTTCATATCCGACCTCGCTAGCATAATTTATTTTTTCTATAGAATACTCTCCTAATCCGGATGGAATATAGCTTTCTATTGCTCTTTTAAGGGTAGCACCATCGATAGCCTCAAGCTTATGTGATTCATTATAAGTGACTCTCTTGGATGAACTATTGAGCTTATGCTTGCCATTACTTTGCTCGGCTTTTCTTATGGCAATCAATGATTCTTTAATTAAATCCTTTCCAAAGTGAACGAGATATAATCTTTGCGGTGATTTGCTACCATCAAACTCCATAAAAAGGATGAATGATGGTAGAGGACTTTTACAAAACCTTAAAAGGTTAGAAAGTTTAATATCCCAATACTTTCTTTTTTTTGTGGTTGCTTTAACTTGTATCTTACACTCAATGGGCGGCATTGCATCATCAGAACCTTTTCCATTACTCTCAAAGGGGAAGTCCAATATATAATCCCAGCCAACCATATCCTCATCGGATGCATTGCAATTGATATCCTCCGTAGCGCATAAATAATTGAAGAAACGCTCACCCATATTTCCTAAATTTTGCGCCATGATTTTTCCTTAAATTATCGAATAGGACTATGGTAGATACTTGAAGTTTTATGTATACATCAACTAACAATCTTACATCAAGCCTATTAAATAAGCCTAATAAGAGATAATTTATCCAGTATTGTTGCCTGCTACACAACGTAATTCTATCCCACTACAGTTTTAGGTTACAACTGTGTAAAACGTATCCAGATATAGGGCTCATCGGTAGATCACTTATTCCAACCCTCAACAAGATTGTATGCGCCGTTCTCTACTACCTTAGTGCAGCCAGTTTATACATGTTTGCCCCCTCGCGCGCAATGCTATCCCCGCCACGCCTGCCCGCTTTATGCATCGCTTTTCATGCATATGCATGTACAACCTCTGAACGCGCCAGCTCTGGTCTTACAGACGCTTAGCGATCCAATTTGGATCATGCGGATTCATGCAAGCATATGCACTTTGATGCAAAAGCAAAAAGCCTCCTTAAAGGTGGCTAGGGAGCAATAGGGAAGGGGCAACTAATCATTCTGCCTGGCAGTAAATAGCGGCTTCGAAAATAGCTGTGTCGATTGTCCCTGCCATGTCGCTGATCATCGACAGTGCCATTTTTAATTCATCTTCTTTGCAATGTGCGATCAGCGATACGTCAGCAATGAACTGAATGCGTGCAACCGT